AATCCCTTTGAAGTCACCAATCAGATTCGAGTCAATGTTTTTCATGTTAGTCAAATTTAAAGGAACCAAACTTTTCTCGTCGCTCTTGCTTTTTATCGCTGTCATCATCAAACTCATATTCACCACCACTATCTAGTACATCATCTTGAGCAGATTGTTCACAATCATATAGTCGCATTTTAGCGCGATCAATTCCAACAACAAATCTCTTATTGACCGTTGGATCATTGTATCGGTTCTTCAACTGCTTCACCATTATCTGACCAAGTTGTTCAAGTTCCTCAGTGCTAATAAGGGCAAACATAAGATCAGCAGTAGCAGGGAGACCAAAGGACTCACTAGTGTCAGTAAGGTCAACGTCAGAGCTACCATAACCAGAACGAGTGGTCTGGGTGGCAGATACGATAGGGACCTGGGCTTGGACAGCCAACCCTCTAAGCTCCTCTGCAATAGATTTAATATATGAATATGAATTGACAGTGCTGTTTCCGCGATAACGGGAGGAAGCACATATATTAAGGTAATCAATGAAAATAATATCAGGTCTAAATGATTTCTTAAGTGCCAACTCTCCAAGTAGTGCCTCAAAATGTCCACTATGTGCGCTCGCAGTTGGATACTCTTTAATTATAAGAGTTCCTTGAGTTTTCTTTGCAAGGTTTGCTACTTTGTTGTCAAATATTGACTTTGGAAGTTCAGCAATCTCTTGTATGGGAACATTGAGGAGGTTTGCGTCAATACGTTCAGCAATTTTCTCCTCTGCCATCTCCAGTGTAATGTATAGCACGTTACGTCCACTAAGCAAAACGGAGCTAGCCATATGGCACATGAACAAAGACTTACCGACGCCTGTCCCAGCAAGAGCGACATTAAGACTCTTATTAACAAGACCTCCCTTTGTAATCTTGTTAAAGTACTCCAGGTCGAAGGGTATACGGTCCTGCTTCTCGTGGTAGAAGTCGAATCGTTCATCAGCATTCTCAAAATAATCGTGACCAATATTGTTATCGAACGAGACTGCTAATGCTTCACTAAGAATAGAAGGAATTGCATCCCGACTCTTTTTATCGTCATTACCATCAGCAATATTAATGGAGTCCATGAGAGCAAGATAGATTGCTCTATCACGACACCATTTCTCAGTAGTATCAAGCAACCACTGCTGATCGGCAGGGGTGTCCTCTAAGTTGGTGATAAGAATTTGCAATTCCTTTATCATACCTTCGTTGAGATCTTTCCTGTTTGCGATCTCAATAAGAAGTGCTTCAATAGTAATTTGAGTATTGTACGTTGCAATAAACGTAGTGATCTCCTCAAAGGCAATCGTCTGCGATGCTTCTTGAAAATACTCAGGTTTGATAAAAGGAATTACCTTGCGAGAATAGTCTTCATTATATAAAAGATTTTTTAGAATCGTGTGCTCAATACTATCCATCATGTGACTAATTACATTCCATAACTAAATTGCTCTTTAGCAATCTCATCCAACTTTTCCATCACTTCAGGAGTGAAGTATGATTCAGGTTCTTTCAAAATTGCTTTTGCATAAACCTTCTTACCATCTATTTCATAGCGACCTGCCACGTTCTTCCAGAGACCTCCCAGTTCACCCAACTCAAGAAGACCATAATATCGATCAAGACCACGCTCATCGTAATAAAGGCGCACCGTAACATCTTTGTTCTCCTTGCTTAAACGCGACTTAGCAGTCTTTGCTTTGATAAGGTTTCCAACAATCTCCGTTCCATCCTTCTCTTTCTTTTTGCTGAGATGGATGATTGTAGATGCAGCATACTTGAGTCCACTGCCTCCACCCATTTCCTTCGTAGGGACATAAGCTCCAATGACATCGTAAGTGTGATTAGTAACAATCATGGGGATGTTTGCTTGACCCAATTTGAGAGTGAGCATACGGAATGCACCTTTAATAAGTTGGGATTTAGTCATGTCCCGAACTTGTTTGTCGTTAAGTGCGTCAGTAATTTCTTTCTCTGTGGAAAGCATTCCAAGAGAGTCTAGCACAAACATACATGGTTTGCGTTCATCTTCAGATTTTTTTAGATAAAGATCAACTGCTTTAAGTGCCTTGCTGCGGAACTCTTCAACAGTAACCACATTTACCACTACCACACGATCAAGATCTACCCCACGACTTGCGAGTAGAGATCTGTTAACGGCAGCTTCAGTATCAAAATATAGACAATACCCATCAGGATTAGTGTCAAGAAAATTTTTGACAACGGCAAGACTGAAGAAAGTTTTTCCAGTGCTAGACTCGCCAGCAATGGCAGTAATCTTATTCCCAGATACACCACCAAATATAGACCCTGAAACAAGTCCGTTAAAAATGTACGAACCCGTGTCAACATAAGTTTCAGCATCATTAATATCTGAGGCAAGTTGTGTGTACTCACCACCAACCTCCTTTACAATTTCTTTTAAAAAGTCCATCAAATTACAAATCCAAATTCTTCACGAGCAATTTTTTTATAAGGACCACCAGGATTGGCGTCACGAATCTCTTTGATTCTAGTCAGTTTCTGATAAAGTGCTGCGTCACCACCGAGTCGCAATGCACTAACAATGGTGGCAAGTTCTTTATCGTTGATAGGCAGGTCCATTAGGAGAAAAATAGTTCTAGGTTTACGGTCTTCTCAACGCTCCATCCAATAGCGGTGAGAATAGTTTTTAGTGGTTCGACAAAACTCTTTTCAAATTGTAAGTTGTAGTCGATATACTTGTCAAGTTCAAGTTCTTTAGGGAATTCTTGGATGAATGATATCACATTTTCATGAAGTGGGTTTGGTTCCTTCAAATAACAGAACTTGATCTTCTCACCATTTTGAATGAGTGAATATTTATTAGTCAGTTTCTTCTCATTAATATAATGATTGTAGAGAAGAGCACCCCGACAATGAATAGGTGTACCCTTGGTATAGATCATTGCCTTGTCATGATATTTCTTGACATTGGACACAGATCTAGGGAAGGCAATTTGTTCTGGAGGAAGTTCTTTAAACTCGGAGCGACACCTATCAATAAACTCAATAACGTCCTCTTCAGTGCCGTTCATCATAAGTTTAAGACCATCCTTAATCATCTTACGACAAGGTGCTGGAGTGGATGATTTAACTGCTTCAATGCCCATCATCTTCAGTTTGGGTTCTTCATAACGAACACCCTCACTATCCCATACGTTGAGAATGTATCGCTTCTTAGCAGTCCAGATACCACGTTCAGCGATGTTCTCACGCTTCATCACCATCTTCTGCTCGTAAGCGTTTACATAGGACGCCAACGCTTCATAAGAACTTTCAATATACTTCTCAAGTTCCAATTCACAGACCTTATTAAGGAACGTAACAATACCCTCAGTAGTTTTCTCTCTCCCTTGGTATACGCGGTCAACAAAAGGACCCATATTAAGATAGATAGAATCAGTATCAGAGGCAATAACATAATCTTGTCCTTCAGTTTTCAATACTTTGTTCAGATATACATTCATTCGATTCTCAATCCAGCGGATAGAGACTTGACCAGATAGCGTAATTGCTTCGGCATTAGCAAGTTTGTAGTACCTAAAGTATTGATTACCGATGGCACCATAAGCGGAGTTCAGTTGAATCTTCCGCGCCATTTGTATGTTGTTGCACCTCGCAATTTCCTTCTCCAGTTCTTTAGTAGGTGTCTTTTCCCACGCTTTCTTCGCCGTGAGCATCTTCCCCTTAAAAATCTTACGCTCATTGTAAATCTTCTCCATTAATTCAGGTAAAAATCCACGGACATCTTTACGATACATGGATCCATTAGGACAGACAGCAAAGTCTGTATAATCATCAAAGTTTATCTCTTCATTAAGAATTCGATCAACTGTTGCTGATGGGTGTCTAGTGTCCTGAAGCGTCTCTGGCGAGATATTGTACTGCATAATAAGGTGAGGGTAGAGACTATTAAGGTCAAAACTAACCACCCAATCATACTTTCCAGGAATCGGTTCTTTGACATAAGCACCTGCGTACTTTTCGTTCTTGTCTGACTTCTCTTTAGGAGGAATAACAATTCCCCTTCCCTTTAAGTAGTTATAAATGATTGTGTCCCACATCCTCACTTGGTAGAACACATCTTCATAATTAACTTTAGCGTCATACGCCAGAGTCAAAGCAAGTTCAATTAGTTTCATCTTGTCTTCCAAACGGTCAACAAGTTCCACGTCAATGATATTATATTCTACAAACTTTTGCCACCCATTTGTGTAGAAGTCCTTAAAAGTATCAAACTCAGAGTGATCAAGTTTCTTTTGTCCCAGTTCTACACTAGCAATGTAATCCAGTCGATAGGATTCTTGCGCCTTATAAGTGAACTTCTTATAAAGATCGAGATAGTCTAACTGAGAAATACCTCCAATATCATAAGAGATATGCTTTCTACCAGCAATGTAAGTCTCATCTTCAGTTACCAATCCCCAAGGGGATAGTCTCTTCATTAACTTCTCACCAAGAATCCTATCCATACGACGGACAAGATATGGAATATCATACAGTTTACTATTCCAACCAGTAACAACTTCAGGTGTATTATCAATCCACCAAGCAATGAAGTCATTCAACAAATCATATTCATTATTGAACTGTTTATAGTAATGATTACCCTGCTTAAGTTTAAAGGGTCCTTGCCCCCAAGTAACAATTTCTTTAGTTGTATAATCTTGAAGAGTAATGAGAAGAACTTCTTCTGCAGCAGACTCAACGTCTGGGAATCCATTCTCCGATGCAACCTCAATATCGATAGTTGTCAGTTTGATCTTACTGATATCAAATTTAATCTCATCATCTCGATAGTTGTCAGAAATATATTGGTAAATGAATCTCTCATTTCCATATACATTAAAGTTCTGAACACCATCATATTTTTTTATAAACTCCCTACAGTCACGAACTCCCCCAGGTTTGATTGGTTCAACATATTCTCCAGTCAACGTCCTATAAAAAGTCTTCTTATTAGAAGACACAAAAAGGGTCGGAGAATATTTCTCTCGGATCATGAAGTTCTTACCGTCTTCATATCCTCGGACGAGAAATTGATCTCCGACCATCTGGACGTTGGTGTAAAATCTCACTTAGTCAGACTGCTGTAGAGTTCTTTGATTCTATCAGTTGGTTCGGCAATGGTCAAGATCTTATCAGAATGAATCTTGAATTTTTCTTCTGATGACAGATCTCCCAACCATGGTTGAAGAGTCCCGTCAGCAACAATGTTAAATGGTTTCACCAGAATGCAATCTGGTTCACCAAGATCGGCAGATGGTGCTTCCTCTAATATAGCGATTAAAGTTCCACCACTTTGAAAGATAACTACTTTAGGGTCCATTTCAGCAATCCTCACATCCATCAGTAACAATCATCGATTGAGTTTGAGAGTCTTCTTCTTCTTTAAGAATATCTCTCAAATACATTGTATTAAGTTCATCCACTGGATCCACAAAAGTAACAATCCAATCAAGAGGAACTGGGAATTTATATCCTTTACCAAGAGCAATCCAAGGACTCAAATTAATATCAAAAGATGTCCTTCCAGTTTCCTTATTCAGTTCTGGAGTCCCTGTGGTAACAATACATGGTTTATTAAAAAAATAACCGACAACCTTGTCTTCCAAGGTCATCTCCTCCACATCTGTAATGATTTGTTCGCCCGTTTTAATAACGGATAGTTTAACAGTCATAAGTCCAAATTTTTAATTACATTATAGTGTCAAAAATAAAATAGGGCAAGGGTTGATTCTGACCAACCCCGCCCTAGCAGCGACGATATTTGGGTATCCCCGCAGTTATTTATAGATAGTCCTTACGAGCATGGTGCTCAGGAACAACTTTACCGAGTTGAACACTCAGTAACCCATCCTCAAAAGTAACTGATCTAATTTCCGTGTCATCACTGAGGGTCCAAGATCTGGTGAAAGATCGTTGAGCCATTCCTCTATGGACATAGTTTGTGTCTTCTTTAGATTCTTTTTGTCCTTCAACAAAAAGTTTTCCATATTCTGTGTAGACATTTACTTCTTCCTTTTTGAAACCTGCAAGTGCAATTTCTAAATGTGATTCTACATTACTTACTTGAATCAAGTTATAAGGAGGATAATTGGTAGATGTTTCATGTACATTGAATAGGCGATCAAAATATTCGTCCATTCCAATACTATTACGATTAATCCGATCTAAAAGTTGTGGAAGATCGGCAGCAGTATATCTCATGAGGTTACCCATGGTTTTAGCTCCTTTACTAAGCGAGTTTATGTTGTGTGGACCCTTACGGCATCCACTACTATTTAATCATAAACTACAAAAAAGAGAAATCGCATTTACCGAATACATTTGTAGTATTAACCGTTATCGTATTGATACTCAAACATCATTTTAGCTAATTGAGTTTTTAAATGCAGAAGATATTCTTGTTCTTCTACAGGTCGCCTAGGAGAACCAGGCCAAACTTCAATTGCATAACAGATATGGTTATACAGAAGTTTTAGTCCAACATAATCCATTGTTAAGTCACAAGACCACTCAGGATAGTCAAAGTTCTCTTCCATACCGATTCACTCGGTTGTCTCTATTTTTTTCTTAGATCCAATATTATACTTCTGCTCCAGCAACCAATCAGTCTTATCCCTATAAGAAAGAACTTTAATCTGATTCAAAGGTGCGATATCTAAAATGCTCTCATCATTAACCACACTAATCAAACCCCAGTCAGACAAAAGTCTTGCAATTCTATTTCTTCTCTGAATATCGTTAACTGTAAGGTTGGCATGCTTGCCGTCCAAAGCAAACAGTTCCTTAAAGTGTGTGATGTAGTATCTACCTTGCTTGTGCAGGATATGGCAAGATTGATACAGTTTTTTCTCTTTACGTGAAGCGACTCCGATGCGTGTAAGAGTTTCACGAACCTTCAAAAAGTCATCAGGTTCATTCAACATAACTTCAATCATCATATCAGGATTCCAATTTACCTGAGGTTCAACAGTATTTGTCATGTTCCACCAGTTTCAAGTCTTTGTTTAATGTAGTCGAGTTGTTCTCGTGACAAAATTTTTAATGCCTGCTGCGCCTTCTCATTACTATAACCATAGTATTGCTTGACAACATCAAGATCTTCAATTTTATCTTTTCGGAGCCAGGGAGAGAATCTCTTACGCTTCCTCAGAGTATTTATATAAAAAGAATATTGCATGTCTTTATCTAAATGAGAATTCATATTCATCTCATTAGCAAAGAGCACACAATCTAGGTGTCCAGACAAACATTTATTGACAATAAATGCAGGATAAGAAGACATATCTTCAGATAGATCTTCTTTAGTATGATTGATTGAATTTAACCAGTCTTTGAGTTCCATTATTGCGAAAAGTATTCAGGCAATTGATCTTTACCAACAGAAGCAGTGCATCCAACAATTGTTGCACTAGGATTTCTTGCTTTTGCTATCTCCCTAGCATCCTGGAAGTCTGATGCCTGATAGTTCTCCTTCCAAAGTTTGCCCGCTTTGTACAGTGTTACTTCTACTAACATAGTTCATCAAGAGTAGTTCTTTACGTTGTTTTTGATCACTCATATATTCACCAACAGATCTCATGGTATATGTGAGATCAAACTCACCAGTTCTCCATTTGGAGTCAGTAAACCGATCCTTTACAAGTTGATCAGAATTGTAACTAATCATCATGTCTGTAGAAGAGTTGTTACAGTCTTCCGCAAACTTGTCGTGATCAAATCCTTTGTGCATTGTGCCGCCCTTTGCACCATAGAGATTATCTTTGATGTCATAAGGTGGATCAAGATAAACAAATGCATTAGATCGCTCCGAAGATTCCTCTAAGATTTGATCGTATGAGTAATTAGTTATCGTCCAATTATGTATAAGTTGTTGATAACCACTCAACTTAAGAATCCCTTTGCGAGAAAAATTGCTAACAGATGCCTGACTTGAGAATGAAGATGATTGAGACAACCCAGAGAAGGAGCACTTATTAACAACATAGAAGTAGATAGCGGTCCACAGAGGATCTGAATTATCTTCTTCCACATATTGTTTTGCAGAAGTGAACAATCCTCTAGCACGATCTGGATCTGGATACTTTGATTTTAGT